TCGGCAGTAGCCGGAACAGTTGTCCGAACGTCAGCCTGCTTGGAGGCGACGCGAAAGACCGGTGGTGCCCGCGGGCTGTTGATCGAGGGTTGGGACTCGCGTGCCGACTTCTGTCGGTCCGTACTTGACAAGTACGCGGGTCCCATCGAGACGAAGGGTGTGTCTCTCTCCCGGGCTATGATCGCCCGTTGTGATGGTAAAGATCGGATAGTGACTGTCAACTCTGTTGACATGACATATCTGACCCCCTACCACACAACGGTCTACGATCACATTTCTGGAATGGACTGGTGCCTACGCGGCGAGGCTCGTGCATCTTCTTTTTTTGGTTTCACCAAGGTTAAGGGTGAGGTTTTTGTTTCGGGCGACTATGAGTCTGCTACGGATAATCTGAATCTTGATGTGGCTCGCCACATCATGAATCTGATTAATCGCAGTTGCTCTCGTGTTCCGCTTTGGATAAGAGATCTCGCGTCTGACACACTTGGTGGCCTGATCGAAGGTCCGGAGCGGACAGTAAGAGTAGCGAGGGGACAGTTGATGGGTAACGCCTTGTCGTTCCCATTGCTTTGCCTCCAAAACTACCTTGCTTTCCGTTTCCTTCACCCTCGTCGTGTCCCAGTGAAGATCAATGGCGACGACATCGTCTTTAGAACTACGCAAGGAGAATTTGAAAAGTGGTCTGCTGGTGTCACAGCTTGTGGACTTACTCTTAGTGTCGGTAAGACGGCGGTGTCTAAGCATTGGTTTTCGCTTAATAGTACTTTTTTTGTTTCTGGGACCAAACGGGTTAGGGAAGCACCCGTCATTAGGTCCACGTGTTTTTTTAAGCCTGTTGAGGATGTTCGCTCTGTTGCCGGTCGGATTTCGATGCTGAAGAGCTTCGGCAATCACGACCGGAGGCGGATCCTTACAGAGTTTTTACTGGGGCGACTTCGACCCGCCATCATGGCATCTCAAGTCTCAGTGACGCGTGGCCTAGGGGCATTCGTTTCGAAGAGGGCGTTATTTGGCGCTAACTTAGCCGAACGAGAAAGCTTCTACTTGTCCTTGGACAAGAGCTTTGACAAGATTCGAGGCAATGTTAACGTTGGGTACCTCTCCCACGAACTTCCCGAGGGTTGGAAAAGGGTTAAATCAACCGACGCAGTGAACGAAAGTGAGCAAAAGGAGTTCTTTAGGGAACTCGTGGAAGCCACATGGAAGCCGTTGAAGGCTTCACCTGCGGAGGAAAAAGTCGAGCAATTCACGTCTCGG